GCTGAAATAGAACAGTCCAGTTAAACCATTGGTATATGCCTGTTGTGCTGCTACAAACAGCCCCGGAGCCTGTATCCATGCTGCTCCTGCTCCCATGCTGCCCTGCAGCCAGCCTATCTTGCGATTGGCCACAAGGAAGGATTCCTTGTCTTTGTTGTATCCCCTGCTGTACCAGCTGGTCACAGCAAATATGAACAGAGCATAGGCCGCAATGACAGTGAAACCTGTCATTGGACTGAACATTGGGAACATGTGCGCGATATCCATTCTTTTCTCCAGATTATTTGATCATCACCGAGATGATATATGCTATATATGTAAAAATATCGGCTCTAGTGGAAGAAATCAATATGAACAGAAGAATAAACGAGCATCTGGTGAAAAATCTCAAGGCCACGTTCAATTTAGAGCGCTGGCGCGAGATAAACGAGCAAATCAGCAGAGAAACGCTGCTGGAGAGACTGCCATGGACCAGCAAGCGCAGAGAGAAGTTCACTCAGATGCTAGCCAGCACCTTTGGTGTCGCTGCTGAGCTGCGCGGCACGGTGGCAGAACTGACCAACAGCCTGGATCAAGCCTACTGTGAGCATTTCTGGCAGAAAGTTTGGCAGCCGCGTACCGAGAATTACACCTATACTGGTTGGCAGGCAGTTGATGAGATACTGAGCAGGAATCCAAGGTCAGTGTTGGACGTTGGCTGCGGTTATAACCAGTTCAAGACCAAGATACCAAACCTAGTCGGCATAGACAAGTACAACCCTGCTGCTGACTACATGGTCGACATCTTGGACTTTGATGTCGACCCTGAAAGCTATGATGCTGTCATGGTATTTGGTAGCATAAACTTTGGCGACTATGAGGATGTGGCCTGTAGGTTTGCCAAGGTCTTTGAGCTCACTGCGCCTGGTGGCAGGATATATGTACGAGCCAATCCCGGCTACAGCCACCCCACTGGCCCATGGATAGACATATTTGCCTGGGACTTTGCCACAGCTCATCGCGTGGCCAAGGACAACAATGCCACTATGTTGACGTTCAAGCATGACCAAGATCAGCCACAGGATAGCAGCGTTGATCCGGGTCACGGCCAAGGTAATCGTCTTTATTTTGTCTATGAGAAGTGAGTGATGGGTTTATTCTGTTTCCAAGGAAACCCATCGAAAACTCATTGAGGTTACGCCGCTAGGCGAATCTCAGATGCAACGAAGTTGTCGTTTGCAGTTAGAAAATTGGACAATCCGGTTACCCGGAGGCGTGCCTAACCTGCTGACTCCTGCTACCCTTTACACGTCTGTCGATCCTATTTCGCCCCCATCAAAGATACACACCTAAAGCTAGAATGCCTCATAGGGTCACGAAGCAACTAGGGACTTCAACCCTCGCATGTATCTATGGTGGAGGCGCCGGGTACCGCCCCCGGGTCCAGACCGCTTATTACGATGCTATCAACATCAACTAGGTATTTATAGCAGGTTTTTTGTACAAGTCAACCCTGGCCCACTCGCAGCTGCACTTAACATCGCAGAATCCCAGATTGCGCTGGGCGTTGTGGTACAGTGGTGCCCAATAGCTCCACTGCCGGTCACCACCCTGGAACTGGTGCAGTATGGCTTCGGTTGGCTTACCGCAATGGCTGCAGGGCTGTCCCTGGATCCAGGTCATAGTTGGAGTTGGCTGCATCTATCAAGCAAACTTGCTGGGAATGCCACCTGCGGGTATGCTCAAGCTGCTGGTCATGCTGAGATAGCTCTTCTTAACGCTGTCTTCTGTCAGAGTGATGAACAGCACATGGCTCAGGCTGACTTTGAGCTTGGCATCCACGGTTACCGTGAGAGCGAAGCCAGGCATCAGCTGCATACCCATGCGGCCCGTGTTAGGGTCTACGCTGATCTGCACGCTAAGCGGCTTGTTCATGGTTATAGTGTTCTCGTCAGCTGCTGTGATCTTGGTGATTATCTCTTCTCCGCTGGTCATCTTGACCGTGCAGATGTCGTCTACCTTCCAGGATTTCTCTATGAGCATGTTGGTTCTCCTATGCGTGCTTGATTTTACGGTGCAGCCAGCTGTCGCGCAATATTAGCGCGTCTTGACATGGCCGCCACCTGTCAGCGAGCCAACTATAGGCTTGTCAGCTTCTGGAGGTATGTCCCAGGCACGGCCCACGAACTTTCTGTATCGATAGTTGTTTAAGAAGTTAGTCTCTGTGAGGTCATGCCCTTGGTTGCCACCTAGCAGACGCACTCTTCCGGAACTTGGATCAACACCTCGCACAAATGCCACGTGATGGTTTCTGCCGTTCTCGCTGACGAAGATATCATTTCTACGCCACTGCGTTGGATCATTTATAGATATGGCTTTGGCTCCGCATTTACGTACCCAGTCAGTGGCATAGCTGTCAGCTGTTGCCGTTTTTAGAGCTGGTATACCCAGCGATTGTAGCACAGTACCAACAAAAGCAGCACACCATGGACACTTATCACCTGGTTCGATTCTCTTGGCATTGGCTATACCAATGGTGTGAGCATAGCAGTTGAGTATGTTGGGATTGCCGGGTTCAGTCCGCGTCGCTTTCCATTTGCCAGCTTCTCCTTCTGCTTTCAACTGATTGAGATAGCTTTCCAACGAGCCCCACAGACCAGCAGCACCACTAGGCGGAGGTGTCACTCCAGATGATATTGGTTCCGGATCACCTGCATGGTCATTTGGATCGCTTGTGCGAGGTCCAGGAGGAGGAGCTTCTGCTTGTTTTGTTATCGTACCATCATCATTTTCAAGTTCATCTGGATTTGCGTCTGCATATGCCTGGGCAGCCTTATAGTTTTTGATCTGTTCTGGATTTGGGGCATAATCAGCAACTGGTGGTGGCACTGGTATGTTCAGTGCGGTGAGAAAGCTATTACCAAGCTGGGGCGGTAACCATAGTGCTGCCTGTACATTGTTGATGAACACGTTTGGGCTATAGTAAACGTCTTCAACACCTGCATCTATGAGGTCCAGTGCCTGTGGAAATCCGCGAGGTAGGTAAGGCATGTTGGTCTCACTTGCTCCCTAGATGCTTGACCAGATCATCATGGCCACCGATGTGCGTTCCGTCTAGCCATATCTGTGGCACGGTCTTAGCATCTGGACAGACTGACAGAAGTTCTGTGCGATCGCTCAGTGATTGGTTTGATTTCAGCTTGCGGTCATCACCATTAGTTACGCCGATGATCTTCTCGTCATAGGTGATGCTGTGTTTGTCAAACAATGCTTTAGCTCTAGTGCAGTATGGGCAGTGATCTTTGGTGTAAATGATGGCATGCATCGGCGTATCCTCTGGAATATTTATTGGTGTATAACGTGGCTCAATGAACCATCAGCGTTGGTATGTATCCACACAGTACCATCGGGTATAGGCCAACCAGCATATTCATAATGCCAAGCCCAGCGTGTGACATAAACTACAGTAGGTTCATCACTGCGCACTATACCAAGTCCAAGATCCATCACTGCCTTAGCGAAATATCTATCGCTCCACAGTTGTTGTCCTGGTTCGACTATCCAGCCTGTCATGGCCGGCAGGGCCTTGCGGGTGAGGAACCAGCTGTTGGTATCCACCATGTTCTCACCGTTGCTTTCCACACGATCAACGTACATTTCACGATCGTCTTGGCTGTGTATGACCCTGGTGGCTATCACACCATCAGCACCGCTCTCAGACAAGATGTCTACCATGAGCTCAACGTGATTGGGCTTGAGATAGCAATCAGCGTCGATGAATCCCACAGCATCGTAGCCTTGGCTAAATGCGCTGAGAGCTGCTACTGCCCGCGGTGTCGCGCCTGCATCGGCGTGAGTTTTAGGTAGCTTGATGTGGTCTACCGTATCAAGCTTGTCTACCATGGGATGAGGGTTACCATCACTTACCAAGATGTGTCGAATGTTAGCATAGGTCTGAGCCTTTACGCTGCCATGACACCTGCGCAGAGTGGCAGCATCCTCGGCATGATAGGGTGTGATCATAGCAACACGCATCAGAGGCTAAATCCCTTGAAGCTGTCTGAGCCCACGTCCTGCTTGGTACCACCGCTCACATAGCTGCTGAGCTCCACTTCCTGAGGAGCAACCTGCACTTCTCCGCCAGCAATCCATTTCTGCGTCCATGGCAAAGGATTGGTACCTCCCTTGTACTTGCTGGGCAATCCCACGGCAGTCATGCGCTTGTTAGCGATCCATTCCACATAATCGCTGAGCAGCTGATTGTTTAGGCCGATCATGCTGCCATCCTTGAACAGATAATCTGCCCAACGCTTCTCTTGATCCACAGCATCTTCAAACATCTTGATGGCTTCAGCTTGAAGCTCAACTTCAATCTTGGCATAGTCGGGATCATCCTTGGGTAGGATCTTCAGCAGCGTCTGTGTGCTGGCCAAGTGCAGATTCTCGTCACGTGCGATGAACTTGATGATCTTGGCATTGCCTTCCATCTTCTTGACTTCAGCAAACGCCCAGCTGCAGGCAAAGCTCACGTAGAAGCGCACACCTTCGAGGATGTTCACGCTCATCATGCATAACCAGATCAGCTGCTTGTGGCGATAGACATCATAATCGCTGGCATTCACGGCCAGCTTGTTGTTCATGTCTATGAGCTCGTCATAATACTTACTGATATCACCTGCACAGTCAACGATCTCAGCGATGTCCATGAGTTCATCAAAGATCTTGCTGGGATTGCTGTAGACGTTGCGTATGATGTGAGTGTAGCTGCGGCTGTGTATGGTCTCAGAAAACGTCCAAGTGGTGATCCAGTTCTCCAGCTCGGGCAAGCTGCAGATTGGGCCAAAAGCCACGCTGGGTGCGCGACCTTGCACGCTGTCTAGCAGTATCTGTCGCTTGAGATTGCTGGTGAAGATGTGCTGTTCGTGCGCAGTGAGATCCTTGAAGTCCTTGGCATCCTTGAAGATGTCAACCTCAGTGGGCAACCAAAAGAATCCCAGCTGCTTCTCTGTGAGCTTGTCCAGAGTCTTGTACTTCATGGTATCATAGCGCTGGATGCTCACACCGCCGTTGGGATCAAGGAACGCTAGGCTCTTGGTGTGGTCCGATCGGTTAGCAACGTCAAAAACGCTCATGATTGTTTCCTCATCTGTATGTGTTAATTATAGAGCAGGTAGGTTTGGTTGCCAACCTGCTTAGATGGTGCAGCTATCGCAATCAGCTTCGTTGATGGGTGGCAACTCAGACACGTCATCTGAGATCATCTTAGTGACGTTGATCTCACCCTGTCCATCATAGGTGTTGAAGTAATAAAGCTGCTTTCCACCATACTTGTAGAACATCAACAAGTGGCCCAGCATCTCGCTAAGTGGGATCTTATCATCTTGATAATGCTGAGGATTGTAACTCGTATTCACCGATATGCCTTGGTCGATGTACTTCTGTAGCACTGCGCATATCTTGAGATAGCCTTCTGGGCTCTTCTGATCCCAGAGCAGCTCGTACTTGTTCTTTAAGCGGCGAAACTCTGGGACTACCTGCTTGAGCACACCATGCTTGCTTTGCTTGACGCTGATCAAGCTGCGTGGCGGCTCTATGCCGTTGGTAGCATTGGCTATCTGTGCTGAAGTTTCTGCTGGCATCACTGCCATCAGCGTACTGTTGCGAATGCCTACTACCTGCAGATCTTCACGCAGCTCTGCCCAGGGCATGCGCTCAACATGCGGTACCAACTCATCGATGTCACGCTTGCGTGTGTCAATTGGCACGATGCCATTGCCATACTTGGTCTCTTCGCTCTTGGCACAGGCACCCTTGGTACGTGCGAGATCTACGCTGGCCTTGATCAGATAGTAGCTCATGGCCTCCATGTATTCATCTACCAGAGGCAGTGCCGTGGGATCGCTGTAGCTCACGCCATTCTTGGCCAGCCAGTAAGCAAAGTTGATTATGCCAACACCCAGAGGACGGCGGTTCATGGTGCTGAGATATGCTGCCTTCACTGGATAGGTCTGATAATCAAGCAGATTGTCCAGCGCCATCACTGCCAGCTTGCAGGGCTTTTCAAAGTCAGAAGGGCTGCGTATGTTACCCCAGTTGATGGCGCTCAGCGTGCAGAGGCTGATCTCGCCTTGCTCATCGTTGAGATCATTTAAGGGCTTGGTTGGCAAGTCAATCTCAGAACAGAGATTGCTCTGCTTGATGGGTGCAATGCTTTCGATGAACGCGCCATGTTGGTTGGCATTGTCCACGTTCTGTAGATAGATGCGGCCTGTGTCCTTGCGTTCCTGCATGAAGCTGCTGAACAGATCAATGGCCTTGACCGTCTTCTTGCGCAGCTTCTTGTTCTTTTCAGCTGCTTCGTACAGCACACGGAATCGGTCTTGATCAGCAAAGAACGCATCATACAATCCGGGTACATCGCTGGGTGAGAACAGCGTGATGTCTCCGCCTTGTATCAACCGCTCGTAGAACAGCTTGCTGAACTGCACGCCGTAATCCATGTGTCGCACTCTGTTGTCTTCGGTGCCTCGATTGTTCTTGAGCACCAGCATCTCTTCAACTTCTAGATGCCAGATTGGATAGTAAAGAGTAGCTGCTCCATTGCGCACACCGCCCTGTGAGCAAGAACGAGTGGCTGCCTGGAACAGCTTGTAGAAAGGTACCACGCCTGTGTGGCTGGCATCACCGTTCCTGATAGGACTGCCAATAGCACGAATAGACCCAGCACCGATGCCGATACCAGCCTTTTGGCTCACATACTTGACCACTGCGCTGGCAGTGGCATTGATGCTGTCTAAGCTGTCACCAGTCTCTATCAACACGCAGCTGCTGAACTGGCGCTGCGGCGTGCGCACGCCTGCCATGATAGGTGTGGGCAAGCTGATGTCATGCTTGCTGATGGCTTCATAATAATCGCGGATTACATTCAATCTAGCGGGCTTATCGTGGCGTATGAACAGCGTGGCTGCTATCAGCGCATAGGCCATCTGCGGCGTCTCTTTGATATCACCGGTCACGCGATTCTGTACCAAGTATTTGCCGCGCATCTGTTCCATGGCCACATAGGTGAGGCTGGCATCGCGCTCGTGATCGATGAAACGATTGATCACGTCCCATTCGCCTTCGGTGTATTCTTCCAACAGCTGCGAATCGTAAAAGCCATCAGCTACGTTCTTCTTGATGAGATCAAGTATGTGCCATGGCTTATAATTGCCATAGACTTCCTTGCGCAGATGGTAATTGACCAAGCGCCCGGCCACATACTGATAGTTGGGAGTCTCTTCGCTGATCAGATCAGCTGCAGCCTTGATCAGAGTTTCCTGTAGATCCTGCGTCTTGATACCATTATAGAACTGTATCTGGCTGCGGATCTCGACTTCGCTGGCACTGACACCCTGGATACCCTCAGTTGCCCAGAAAACTACCTTGTGTAGCTTCTCGATGTTCAGTGGCTCCTTGTTCCCGTTGCGCTTGGTTACTAGTATCTCGTTCTTGGGTGAAGTGGCCATGATCATCTCTCTATCTTTCCCTGCTATTGTAAGGTGGACTGCTGCTTTCAGCAACAGGTATATTTAACCATTTGGACGGTGCCCAAAATGCTACGATCAAGCTTACATTTACATTGATTTTATTGATAAAATGGTAGAAAATGCCTGATAATACTGGTTTTCATTGGTATGGCAGAATACCAGCATTAACCATCAAAACGTCGGTACATCTCATTGAAATCATGTTTGCAATCTTGCGTTTTCACGCGCCTAGCTGCGACATATGGTAGTGATCAGTCTCTACGATCTTGCGCTTATGCCTATCATATTTGTAGGTATGCAAGCAGGTAATATTAGGCATTTCACTAGCATCGACCACAGCCTGCCTGTCATAGTTCAGCAGCCATCTGTCATCGACCATGCATACCAATCGTTCCCAGCATTGTTCTCCGTTCCTGATCAAAAACAGAGTGAGCCTATCTGCCGTCCAAGACCTGTCGTCGCTCAGCAACAGGGTATAAAACATGCCAAGTGCCACGGAATTGATGTCCAGGTGCTTGGCATCTATTAGGTTCCAGGGATCTGGCCATGATCCAGTGTCAAGATAATCTAGGAAAGGAGAGCCTATCGGTGCATGGTTCCAGAATTTCTGTACCAATGACAGCTTTTGTGACAGCGACAGATCAGTCGATATCTCAGCCCGGAGGTCCTTCCAAGTCTTCTGTAGCTGCTGCGGATGCAGCAGGAATGGATTATGCATGGTGGATTTTCAGTACTGCCACGTTGTGTAGATGTATTTCATTATGCCTGTGCTAGCAGTGCCGCTAGTGGTATAGAACAGCTGTAGATCGGTTCCTACCAAACCCACTGACCAAACCACCGATGCAGCAGCATTGAGATCAGTGCTGGTATCAGTGAGCTTGGCGGTGTGACCGTCCGTTATGATCTGCATCTGACCTGTCCGTACATAGGTTCCCATGCTTATGGTATACTGTATCTGCACAGTCAACAGGCTTACTATACCAAGTACGCTCCAGACAGCATTGCTACCGTAATTGATCTGGTTGGGTCGTAGACTGAATGACAGGGGTGTTGGTTGATTAATTGGTATCTCAGTCTGTTGTGCGTCAATGACCAGCGAATTAGCTGGATTTCCGTTTCTGATCCTACCGTTCCTGTAGAGGTTGCTGAAGATGTCACCAACGCTGGTACATCCATCGGAGTTTACGCTCCAGTACAGCGCAGCATTGCTGTCAATATTGCTGCCGCAATCGTTATAGAAATTACCAAGGCTAGCCACACCTGTGTTGTAGGTCTCAACTCGGATTCCATGAGATGATATATTTTTGAATTCGCAGAGGTTGGCCTGCACGAAGCTTGGCCCATTGTAACCACCAGTGAGATTGATACCATAGTGACAGTTGCGTATCTGGCTCTGCGTGACGAATATGCGCTGCACCGGATCACCACAAGCTAGACCATAGCTTACGTGCTGTATGGTGCTATTTTCCACGGTTATGTCGGAGGTTACCACGGCATTTCCAAGGCTCTGGATGTTCACACCACCCTTGTAGGTGTTTGGATTGTCACCAATTGTGTAAGCTCCGACTATATCACAGTATTGTAGGCTAACATTGTTGCACCTCTGTAGCAATACCACATCAGTGGTGTAATCAGCGCTGCCATCTATAGTCATGTATCGCAGGGTTATAGCTTCTGGCAGCACAGCACCATTAGTGCCTATGCTGGCGTCAGTCTGTCCAAGACTGTCTGCGGTGCGGAACACCGGTCCGGTTGACCCAGCCATCAGCCTTATCTCAGTGTGTGAGATACCTTCGCCCTGCAGAGTAATAAACGGATACAGCAAGATTGACTGCGAAACCAAGTATGTTCCAGCAGGAAAATAGATGATGTTACGGCTGCTTAGGGCTGTTGCGGGAGGATTAGCGATGCGAGCCCATTCGTCTGCTATGGCATTCTGTATAGCTATGGTATCGTCTGTGAGCCCATCTCCTACCGCTCCGTAGTCCTTGACGTTCAGAGTGTCATCTAGTATGCTGCCCAGCTGTCTAGGTATGGTACCTGTGGCATTGATACCCGTGTCACCTTGGTAAGCATGGGTGATGATCTGATCATTGGGGCTCCACTGGCTGAGTATCTGGCTATTACCAGTGAAAGTATTGCCGTTGCCTATGAATAGCTGGCGCGTGTCTAAGCACCAACCAAATTCACCCTCATATAGATTGGTTGGGAGATCCGAGAATAGGCCTCGCCGTTGCTGTAACCTGCTGATTGATACGATCGCCATCCTGAGATCTACTCCGTGTATGCTGGATATTTATCGCAGCTCACGGAAGCAATCTGTCTTAGAACACGAAGCGCTCGTAATAGTCAGCCACTTTTTGGCTCCACAGCATGGTGCTTTCTTCAAACTCGTGCCCGCTCCACACGAACTTCTGGAACTCGCATTCTCGGCTGACCATGAACACCACGGTGGTATCAATGTTGGTGCTATGTATGTTATTGTGTGCCATGGCATAAGCTGCTAGCTGTAGTCGATAGTCTTCAACCCATTCGCGCTTCTTGGGCTTGATAGTGGTCTTGAAATCCATGATAGCCGGGCGACCCATGTACATGCCAACCAAGTCAGTGGTACCAGCCCAGAGGTTCTCGTAGTACAGATGGCTTTCAACGCCCCATACCTCATCCACATCAATGAGACCTTCTGCGATCACGGTATCAGCCATGCGTTCTGCCATGAGCCTGCCATAGTTGTTGCCCCCAGGACGTGGCTCACCTAGCACATAAGCTTCTAGATGAGCATGCATGGTGGTTCCAAGTCCAGCTGATTCTTCAGTGATCTGCTTGGCTTTGTCCTCACCTATGCGCTTCTTCCACGCTATGAGATGTGTCATGTCCTTGGTCTTGCTGAGGATAGTCGTCACGCTGGGGATCTTGTTGCCCACATCATCCACATACACTCGGCCCTGTCCGCCGCCGTCTTGCCTGTCCAGTTTCTTGTAAGTGTATATGGGATTAAACTTGATCATCTGAGCCTCTCCATTGGAAATAAAGTTTAGCAGCAAACATCAACTTTGTCTAGCCAGCTCCGGATGATACTTGGCTATCATCATGTCGGCCAATAATTCAGCTCGAGCAGCTGACTGTGCTTGATCACCCTGTTTCTTGATGTTCTTGAGTCCAAGCTTGACATCTGATTTTTCTGGAAGCGCATCTATCTCTTCTATGCTCATGCTGTGAGCTCTGGCTACCAAGGCTTGTATGTGAGGTTTCTTGCTCTTGAGTAGGAACGCTTCTGGTCCATGTAGAGTGCTGCGCATCTTAAATCTTCTTCGGTGTAAACACGCCGTACATATGTTTGCTACTAGGTCCTTTGCTGCGGCGATTATCTATAGTTCCGGCTCGGTATATCTTACGATTAGCTGGTAATTTAGGTGCCACTCTTTGCCGATTTTTTTCCCAGTCTGCTCTAAGTTGTGCGTAATCTGGCTGTTTAACCATAGTTGCTAATACGGTGCGTGGTACCACAACATTACCTAGCTTATCGCTTATGTCTGTTAAGCTTGTGCCTTGTTGATATAGATATCGCATTGTTTTTAGCATTTCCGGCGTGACCTTACCAGCTAAATGATCAGTACCGGGTTGTGATCGCTTTAATTCCACATCTTTCTTTACTGTACCTTGCCCTAGAATCTCATCTATCCATTGCTGTGCAGTGCTATGATCTATTTCGTATTTCTTACCTATGTCGCGCAAGTTCATGCCCGACCTCCAGAGATCTGCCACCTCACGTTTGACATCAGGTGTACCCAGCGTGGTTTGCGGTTTCTGGAATTGTTTATTGGGCCTGTTTGGATAGTATGCAGACAACAGATGATCAATTCTGCGCAGTTTCAGTCCCATTAGTTCAGCTATCTCTTCTCTGCGCCAACCTTCATCCCATAGGTTCTTGAGAGTTTCTATGGTATCAGGTGTCACAAAAGTGAATTTTTTCTCACGGTCAGGATAATGACGTTTGATGTCTGATCTAATCTTTTCTACAGGCTTATTGAATTTGTCTGCGATGTCATTGCTAGTGAAACCTTGGTCAACCAATGATCTTAGCTGATCAATGTAGGTTTGATCAGCTTCAACAATGAATTCCCAGGCTCTCATAGCGTCACCACTGCACGTTCCACTGGAACGTCCTATTGGTTTTGGGATTGGTCTGCTGCTGTATGGTATAACCAAGATTAGTGAAGTAATTGATTATAGTGCCCATCTGATCAGCATAGGGGCGTGTTTGGTTTGGATCCAGCGCATTGCCGCCTTGCCACACTTGGAAGTAATCATAGCTGGCAGGATAACCGATAACGCTCATGGTACCACTACCATAACCTATGGTAGCTGTTGCTGTAGCAATGTTACCCCCTAGGTTCTGAGGAGCGCTGACTGTGATAGTAGGTATGCTTTGGTATCCCTGACCTTGATCGGTGATTGCTATGGTGGCCAAGCTGTAACCAATCACAGTAGTAGTGCTTGGTTGAACCGGCTGCGTTGTCTCGCCTGCGCCAGCGATAACATTTACCTGCGGCACGTTGCTGTAGTCCTGTCCACCATTTGTGACCACGATCTGCTGTATGCCTGTGCTGTATAGGCTCACGTTGGCAGTGGCTGATCCGCTCACGGTCACGTTTGGAATGCTGGTATAATTGATGCCTTGATTGGTGATGGTCAAGCTTGCTATCGCAGTTGGCATCAGCTGAGCTGTGGCTGTAGCTCCGGTACCATCGCCTGTGATCTGCACCTGCGGAGCGCTGGTATAGCCATAACCACCGTTGGTGACAATTATGTTGTTGATAGCACCACCAGATATCACAGCAGTGGCTTCTGCACCCATGCCGTATGTGCTGCTGAAGTTTACCTGTGCGGTAGTATAGCCGCTTCCTGCGTTGCCCACGTTGACAAACTGCACAGATGTAACTGCTAGGTTAGCAGATGCTGTAGCACCGCTGCCACTGGTTATGGTTACTTCTGGTGCCTGCACATATCCTAAGCCAGGAGAAGTAATCACTACGTTGCTCACGCTTCCATTGTCTAGCAGAGTATAGGCTGCTGCTCCTGTGCCAACGCCATCTTGAGCTGCTATCAGCACCGTTGGTGGCTGCGTGTAATTTGACCCACCTGAACTTAGCACCACGCTGCTGAGCCCAGCTGTGAGATTGAAAGCTGCGGCCTGTCCGCTACCACCGTATGCCGCGTTGCCCTGCATGGCGGGTAGTATGCTGTACAAACCGCTGGTCAGCAGCGTGAAGTTTACGATGCTACCAGCAGCATCAACTAGGTTAACTATGATGGTGGCACTGGCCGAACCTTCGC